AATTGACGCGCCAGTCACACAATTGATAGACTCTACGAAAGGGTCGACGGTGACTGATCGCCCTAAGATTCAAAATCTTTACACTCCAGAGTCGCATCCTAATTTTCATTTCATTGACTTTGCACAGAATAAGTGATAAGATTATAGTATGAAATTTTATACCTATGTCACACGCTACGGCAACAATCTCCTCTATCGAGGCTACGAAAACGGATCAAGCGTAACACGCAAGATTCCGTATCGCCCTACTTTGTTTGTAGAAAGCCCACGCGCTACAGGCAAATTCAAGACTCTCTTTGGTAAGTCTGTCGAGCCTATGCAGTTCGATAGCATGTCTGAAGCATCTGACTTCATGAAACAATACGAGAATGTTCCCAACTTCTCTGTTCATGGGCAGACCAACTATGTCACTCAGTTTATTGGTGACACCTTTCCGAATGCAATGACATTTGATCGTGACCTAATTAAAGTCATGACCATTGACATTGAGGTGGCTTCTGATGCAGGCTTCCCGCATCCGAGAGAAGCCGCACACCCTGTTATCTCAATTGCTGCTAAGACTAACCAGTCTAACATGTATTATGTCTGGGGTATTGGTGAGTATGACACCTCTCTGAACGACCATGAGATTACATACTTTCACTGTGATAACGAATATGCTCTGCTTGATTCATTCATCAATTGGTGGAAAAGCAACTGCCCTGATATTCTTACTGGCTGGAATAGTAAACTGTTCGATATTCCTTATCTGATTCGCCGAGCGTCTCAGGTGGTTCATGCTGATGCGATCAAAAAGTTTTCGCCGTGGGGTCTCGTGCGCGAGCGTGAGGTTCGCATCATGAACAATACAGAAATCGCTTACGATATCGAAGGCGTTTCTCAGATGGACTACCTTGATCTATTCAAGAAGTTCGGCAAGCAAACTTGGGGTGAGCAAGAATCTTATAAACTTGACCATATTGCGCATGTGGTGTTAGGCGAGCGCAAACTATCGTATGACGAATATGGTTCACTGCACAGCCTGTACAAGCATGACTACCAAAAGTTTATTGACTATAACATCAAAGACACTGAACTAGTAGATCGATTCGAAGAGAAGATGGGTCTCATTTCTCTGGCAATGACCATGGCGTATCAAGCGAAGACCAACTTCAGCGATACCTTTGGTACGACCGCAATCTGGGATTCAATCATCTATAACGAATTGACTCGGAACAATGTAGTTATTCCACCTAAGCCGCCTATCGACCATGATGCTGGCAAGATTGTCGGTGGTTATGTGAAAGACCCCATGGTCGGTGCGCATGACTGGGTTGTATCGTTTGACCTTAACTCTCTTTATCCGAACATTATTGTTCAGTACAACATGTCACCCGAGACAATGTGTTATGACGAGGCAGTAGAGACAACCAAGTGTGCAAATGGTGCTATGTTCCGAAAAGATTTCGAAGGCATCATTCCTAATGTTATTCGTAAGTTCTATGATGATCGCGTGAACATCAAGAAAGCCATGCTTGAAGCAAAGCAGCAATACGAAGAGGCGCCTACAAAGAAACTTGAGAACCAAATTGCTACGCTAGACAATCAGCAAATGGCAATCAAGATTCTGATGAACAGTCTTTACGGCGCGCTAGCCAACAAATACTTCCGCTACTTCGATCAGAAGATTGCAGAAGGTGTCACCATGTCTGGTCAGCGCGCCATCAAGACTGCAGAGGCTGCAGTAAATGCAGAAATGCAAGAGATTCTTGGTACCAAAGACGACTATGTGATTGCCATCGACACGGACTCGGTGTACATTAATTTTGCGCACTTGGTCAATCTGCACAAGCCAGCCAATCCTGTCAAGTTTCTGAGCAAAGTTGCAGAACACTTTGAAACTAAAATCGCAGACGCATATGCGAAACTAGCAGAAGAGACCTGCGCATACGAAAATCGTATGGTCATGAAGCGTGAAGCAATTGCGGATCGTGGCATCTGGATGGCAAAGAAGCGCTATATTCTGAATGTACACAATAACGAGGGCGTCCAGTATTCTACGCCTAAGTTGAAGATGATGGGTATTGAAGCGATCAAGTCTAGCACACCTCAGGTGGTGCGTGACAAAATGCGCGACACTTTCAAAGTTATCATCGAAGGTACTGAGTCGCAAACACAGAAGTTTATTGCACAGTTCAAAGCGGACTTCAAGCAACTAGCGCCTGAAGACATTGCGTTTCCTCGTGGTGTGTCTGACCTTACGAAGTGGAAAGATCGGCACACAATCTACAGCAAGGGCACGCCAATTCATGTGCGTGGCTCGCTACTGTACAATCACCATGTGAGCAGCGCAAAACTACAAGATAAGTATGAACTGATTCAAGATGGTGAGAAGGTTAAATTCATTTATCTAAAAACCCCTAATCGTATTAAAGAAAATGTGATTGCCTTTCCCACAGCGCTTCCTAGAGAGTTTGGCGTACATGCCTCGGTCGATTACGACACTATGTTCGCAAAAACATTTCTGGATCCACTAGAGCCGATTCTAGCAGCAGTCGGTTGGTCAGCAGAGCCAAGAGCGTCGCTTGAGGACTTCTTTGGTTGATATTGTAGTTTTTATTTGTTATCATGGATGCTATGAAAACTGAACTGACAATTTTTAAGAATCGCTTCGACAACAAGACTCACAAGCGAATGTCATTTGATTCGTGGGCTGAGTTTGTTGATCTTCTCTATGGGCTATCGAAAATTCCCGAGACGAAGAAGACTGCTGGTCTTATCAGTCCGGCTATATATCATGAGGGAACGACACGCTCAAATGATAATGTGTCATATTGGGGCAAGTGGGCAGCGGTCGATGTAGATGACTTCGACACGGGAGGACACCCTCTTGACGAACTTCTTGTTTCTAAGTTGCATTCTTATAACTATGTTTGTTATTCTACTGCAAGTAGTACTGTCGAACTACCAAAATTTCGAATCGTCTTTGAAATTGTACGACAAGTTGAAAGAGAAGAGATTCGACACTTCTGGCATGCACTCAATGCAGAACTTGGTGAAATTGGTGACCGACAGACAAAAGACTTATCAAGAATGTATTATGTTCCTGCTGCGTACCTTCATGCTCATAATTTTATCTTTTCTAATGTCGGCGACGCTATTGATCCTGACTATCTAAAAGCCAAGCATCCATACAAAGAACGCGAAGGTAATAACTTTCTTGATAGACTACCACCCGAACTGCAAGCGGCTGTAATAGAGCACCGTAAGCAGACGCTAGATAAAACTCATATTTCTTGGACAGACTATCGTGACTGCCCATTCTGGCCAAGAATGCTAGCCGTTCAGTATCAAACTATATCAAGTACTGGATGGTATCATAAGATGTATCAGATTATGGTTGCAACTGCAGGCAATGCAATCAAGTCTGGTTATCCTATCACCGCAAAACAAATCGCAGAACTCTGCAGAAAATTTGACATTGATAATGGAAACTGGTATACTAGTCGACCACTAGAAAAAGAAGCAGATCGTGCTGTCGAATATGCATACCGAAACACCTAGGAGTATAAAATGACAGAAGAAAATCTAAACGAATTTGAAGAAGAAAGCGTTTCTCCTGAACAACCCAAAAAGCCCGCACCCGAAAAACTACGCGTTGGTATTATTGGTGACAATCTTCTTGCTCGCGCTACAGATGTGGCTTTTAATACTAAGTCAACTGAAAGAAATAGCGTCGCTAGTTACGATGATGTAGATGAATTAATTGCCTGGGGACCTACTCTAGCAGTTCTCTGCGCAGATATTCCCGTTCTTAAAAACGACACACTTGATGACGCAGCGTTTCTAAATGCAGTCAGCAAACTTGTCAAGCAAATCAATGCAGGGCTGTGTATTCGGTGCACTCTAAACATTGAAACGATTGAGCGAATGATTATGCTGCTCGGTCAAGATGTTTTCAATGCAAAAGTAATCTACATGCCTGAAATGAATGATTCGCAAGAACTTGGTAGCATTTTGTCTGCAGACTTTGCTATAATTGGTGGTGGCGATAAAGCAATCCCTGCCTTCATGAAATTGATTCGACACACTACGCATTTCTCTGCGGCAGAAACACAAGTCGGTACTGTGTTTGAAGTTGCGTATGCTAAACTTGGTCTTGCTGGTTACAAAGCAGTTAAACAAACTTTCTTCAATCAACTTTATGATACGATCATGGATGTGAAGAACGCAAATCCTGCTATTGTTCGACGCATGATGGAGAAGTCACCAACACTAAATGACAGAACCTTAATGATTCCTACATTTATTCGTGCGCGGGTAGACGACGAGGTAAGTTATAAACAAGCACGGGCTTATTCTGGCGAATATCTAAACTCTGATGTTCGTATGCTAGCAGGCATGTCGGACAAACTGCCTCTGCTAGATCAGTGTGTTAATCTTAATAATCTTGAGGATTAAATTATATGTCAGTAATGAACAAACTGAAAAAGAATTCAAAGGTCAAGTTCACTTCTGTTCTTGCAGAATCTGAATTCTTCCATGAGCGTGAAGTAACGCCTATGGATGTGCCTATGCTGAATGTCGCGCTGTCCGGCAGTCTCAGCGGCGGGCTAGTATCTGGTCTCACTGTATTAGCAGGTCCTTCGAAGCACTTCAAGACCTCGTTTGCTCTGAAAATGGCTGCACAGTTTTTGAAGTCTGATCCTGAAGCAGTCATGCTGTTCTACGATTCTGAGTTTGGTTCTCCTCAGTCCTACTTTGAAACTTTTGGTATTGACCTGAATCGTGTTCTGCATACGCCTATCACCAATGTCGAAGAACTGAAGTTTGATCTAATCAATCAACTAGAGCAACTAGAAAAAGAAGACAAAGTAATTATTGTCATTGACTCTATTGGTAATCTTGCGTCGAAGAAAGAACTTGAAGATGCGCTAGACGAAAAGTCTGTGGCTGATATGTCGCGAGCAAAAGCACTCAAGGGTCTGTTCCGTATGGCGACTCCATATCTGACCATGAAGAACATTCCGATGCTTGCAATCAATCACACTTACAAAGAGATTGGCTTGTTTCCGAAAGATATCGTTGGCGGCGGTACTGGTATCTACTATTCTGCAGACAACATTTGGATTCTTGGGCGTCGCCAGAATAAGACTGGCACTGAGGTAACTGGTTATGATTTCATCATTAATGTCGAGAAGTCTAGATTTGTTAAAGAGAAGTCTAAGATTCCTATTAGTGTTTCTTGGGACGGTGGCATTGAGCGTTTTAGCGGTCTTCTGGATATTGGCCTTGCTTCTGGTTTCGTTACTAAGCCTTCTAATGGTTGGTATCAGCGTGTTGATACTAGCACTGGTGAAGTCATTGGAAACAAAATCAGAGAAAAAGACACTCTGAGCGAAGACTTCTGGGCAGATATTCTAGCCGATGCTAAGTTTCAAGAGTTTGTCGAGAAGCAATACAAGATTGGTGCAGGCAGTACCGGCATTGAACTTGAACTTGAAATGGAAGAGTAATGATAAAGTTGATTGAAGGGCAAGATTATGCGCTAGTTCCGGCTAGCGCTGTAGAAAATGATCAAGCTTGGGATGTGCGTATTCTTGAGGGCGATTTTGCAGAGACTGTAATTCGATTTGGTAACATTGCATTTGATGGAGAAAATGATTGCTTGACATTTAATTTTGTGATAGTATCAACTCCTGACGGTGAATTAACTACCGAATCTGTTGAACTGCAAAACCGTGCTGCTGATATTCTTGCAAGTGTGCTAGAAGAAGCAGCAGTAGCTGGCTCTCTCGCATTAGTCGATCCCGAGGAAACAAGTGAAGATTGATCTAGAACAAACCATTCTGCGTAATCTATTAACGAACGAGCCTTACATGCGTAAGGTCGTTCCGTTTCTTAAGAAAGAATATTTTGAGGGTGTTTACCAACATATCTTTACCGAAGTCACAAAGTTTGTAACCAAGTACAACAAGCTGCCTACGCTTGAAGCATTTAAAATTGAGATTGATCAGTCTGATCGAATTAGTGATCAGATGTATACTCATGCCATTGACATTCTCCCTAATATTTTCGAAAGAAAAGAAGAGAATGAACAGTGGCTATTAGATACTACAGAAAAGTGGTGTCAGGATCGTGCAGTCTATCGTGCAATCATGGAGTCCATTTCAATCATTGATGGCAAGCATGAGAAACTTACGA